AGAGCAATCGGTGCAACAATTCGAAATCTATTATAACTTTTAAGAATGAAGAAATACTATCTACCTATTTACTGTTTAGCGCTTCTTTTGTTATTTTTCGTCTCTGAAGTTTTCTTAATCTCAAAAGTGGAACATGATGTAGCTTTAGAAAAAGTAAAACAAAGGTATCCTGTTGACGATCCAGAAGATCTGATTGAAGATTATGAAGATCACACAGCGAGACAAAACTTAGACTATGTTAGCACTCCAAGGATCCTTTCGAGGATTCTTAGAGATGGAGTCACTACAGAGATCCCACAAACAGAACATGCCGATTGCTCCAAGTTTGACAAAAACCAATGCATGATAAAAGGTCTGAGCGATTTCAATGCCCATTATCAGGTTGATAATGGAAATGAAATCGTTTCTTGTATTAGTGATTCTCCAAACATCTTCGAAATATGCCAGTACGAGAAGGAGTTTAAGAAAACAAAATTTAACAATTTCCCAGTTCTGCCGGTTTTGAAGCTTGAAAACAAAAGGGTTCTGGAGATTGGGACAAAATTCTTCTTCGTGGATAAATCAAACAATCCTGTGAACGTTGATCCAAAATCTGGTCTTGTGTCTGCAACAGTCTCAAAGTTATCAGTGAGATTTTCTGGAGATTGCAAAATAAATCAAATCATGATGTCCTCTCCATATCAAATTAAGGTTCAGTCTGAAGAGCCTATTGGTTACTCGATCAAAAATGTGAGAGAATCCAAATTAAGCAAGATACAGACAATTTCTGGTGATTCCACTATCAACTTTACCCCGGATGTGTTAGATGGGAACCATTTTCTACTGTGCGGAGATCGCTCCAGTTTGATAACAAAGGTTGATATCCCTGTGAGAAATTGTGTCTCAAAATTCTCTGAAGACCCTAAAAAGATCTTTTTCTGCACAAATTTCTCTTATTTCAAATGGCTTTTTGTGTTTTTGATTATCTTCTTCCCTGTTAACTGGTTGATATGGAAGACTAAGGATTCTCTTGTGGTCTGGTATGATGTTATAGGAATCATAACTTACCCTTTTCTGTGGTTGATGAATAGATTCTGGCCGTATTTCCCTCTACGATGCAGAATCTGCGGATGTTTTTCTTTCTTGACCCACAAATGCACCGAAAAATGCGTGTGCAATCAAAATAAATCGTCAAAAGATCATACTTCAGAGTGTTATCTGTTTTCTCGAGATAGAACTGAATGGAGAACATTGTCTTTAATCCAGCAGTTTCAGTTTATTATCAACACAAAACTCAGCACAAATTTCTTAGTGTTCTTAACGAAGATGATCATAGCTTCAATTTTACTGTCTTACCTTCCTTCAAGCATGGCAATCAAGAATGCCAATGTTTGTGTTGATAAGTGCTATTTCAGCTCCGACATGAAGACAATGACAACTAATAAAAATGGAATTTCTAGCAATCATCTTGAGACTTGTGAATGCTCCATCGGCAATGTGATCACTGAAACTGTCTATCAAGATGGCATACCTGTAAGCCGAGCAACCTCTATCAACAATTGTGTTTCTGGACATACTGCATGTATGGTTAGTGACAATCAAGCTGAAAACCTGTTTGCTTGCAGGTATGGTTGCTATTCATTAGAATCATTTAAAAAGATTCCTGAAGTGAAATTTGAAAATCATTACAAAGGTGTATCTTTTTCAAGCAACTTGACCAGCTTGAAGATAGCAAACAGGCTTAGAAAAGGGTACCTTGATGACTTTTCAGAATCAAAACTTTTAGAAAAGGAATCATCTAAAGAATACAAATTCTATGAATCATTGAAAGTTGAAGACATACCTCCTGAAAATTTAATGCCAAGGCAGTCTCTAGTGTTCTCTTCTGAAGTTGATGGAAAGTACAGATACCTTATAGAGATGGATATTAAAGCAAAAACAGGGTCAGTTTATCTGTTAAATGATGATAGTTCTCATTCTCCCATGGAGTTCATGATCTATGTTAAGAGTGTTGGAGTAGAGTATGATATAAGGTACAAGTATTCCACATCTAAGATCGATACAACGATATCTGATTACTTAGTGACATGTACTGGGAAATGTTCAGATTGTATTAAACAGAAACCTGTAGTGGGTAAGCTAGATTTCTGTGTTACACCTACATCATGGTGGGGTTGTGAAGAAGTTGGATGTCTTGCAATCAACGAGGGTGCAATTTGTGGCCATTGTACTAATGTCTATGATCTGTCAAGTATTGTAAACATTTACCAGGTTATTCAGAGCCATGTTACGGCAGAGATATGTGTAAAATCTATAGATGGTTATAATTGCAAGAAACACTCTGACAGAGCTCCTATCCAAACAGATCAATATCAATTGGACATGACAGTAGACCTTCACAACGATTACATGAGCACTGATAAATTATTTGCAGTCAACAAACAGCAGAAGATTTTGACCGGGAACATTGCTGACCTGGGTGATTTTTCTTCATCGGCATTTGGTCATCCACAAATCACTATAGATGGAGTTCCTTTATCTGTTCCTGCTAAGCTGTCTCAAAATGAGTTCACATGGAGTTGTAGTGCTGTAGGTGAAAAGAAAATCAATATTAGACAATGCGGACTGTACACTTACAGTATGATCTATGTTCTAAATCCTTCTAAAGATTATTCAATGCTTGATGAAGAGAATAACAAATTGTATATGGAAAAAGATTTTCTTGTAGGGAAACTTAAAATGATTGTTGAAATGCCTAAAGAGATGTTTAAAAAGATCCCTTCAAAACCAATTCTCTCAGAAACAAAAGTCAAATGTTCTGGATGTGCGCAATGTGCTATGGGTATAAATTGCAATCTGACATATACTTCTGACACTACGTTCTCATCTCGGCTTATGATGGACTCTTGCTCTTTTAAATCTGATCAGATAGGTACTGTTTTGGGGCCTAATGAAAAGAACATTAAAGCTTACTGCTCTAGAGAAATTGAAAGTAAATCTCTTAAACTGGTTCCAGAAGATCAGAGCGAATTAACTGTGGATATTCTAGTTGATGAATTCACCCCAGTTGATCAAGACACAATAATCCACTTTGATGACAAGAGTGCGCATGATGAAAATAAACATCATTCAGACACCTCTATATCAACTCTCTGGGACTGGGTTAAAGCACCTTTTAATTGGGTTGCTTCATTCTTTGGCACATTCTTTGACATTGTGCGGATTGTTCTTGTCATACTAGCTGTTTGCATTGGAATATACATATTAAGTTACATCTACAAACTTTCCAAATCATATTATGATGATAAAAGAAAGCACAAAATGGAAGACTCTATTTCATCAATAGAATCTAGTTTGTTATTGAATGATCATTCTGGAATGGTCTCAACAAGAAAAAGAAATCCTCCTCCAAAGAACTATCAATTTTCACTAGATCTATAAAGTAAGCTAAGAACAAATAGGTAATAAAATAAAATAGAATAAAATAAATAGTTAAGAATAAATAAAATAAAAATAAAAAATAAAAAATAAATAAAATAAAAACAAAATAAAAACAATAAACAAATAAAACAACAAAAAGAGCTGAAAAGCCAAAATTTGGCCTAAGCCTTATTTATCTACATTACACACAAACACAAGCAAACACAAACAAACGATTTAAAACAAACACCATACAATACTTTGTTTTCTTTTCTTTTCTTTTTCTTTTCTTTTCTTTTTGTTGTTTTCCTTCTTTTTTTGTTTTTGTTTCTTGTTTTGGGTTTTATTATTATCTATCTTGCATGTGCTCATATTATTTCTTATCTTTCTTACAAGTCCAAGCGGTTGTCAAGATCAAGTTTAATGTCTAACTCTTCCTCATTATCACTAGCTTCTGCCTCTAGTGCCAGCTTCTCTGCAACAGTTTTGAGTCTTTTTATTTGATTAGAAATCTGTTTTCCGCTAGTTCCTTTCGGTATCATCAAACGGCAAGCTTCTATAAGTGCAGCAGATTTGATAACCTTGGCTCTGTTAATTGGTATCACATCACATGTATTTTTCTCTGCTGCAATTGGAGTATCGCAGAAGTTTTTTACCCATGAATACATCACTGCAGCAAAACTTGCACCTTTAGCATACTTCTTGTTGCTAGTCAGGTTGAGCTGGAAACACTGCTTTGGTGTGTTTCTTTCTTTTGGAAAGGACCAGTTCAAATGGAAAATAAAACAGACAGGATCTAGCAGAGAAGACTGTTTGCTGACAATGATTTTCTTATCTGCTGTCATTTCATTTTGGTCAATCAATGTGGCTTTAAGAAGACTCTCCGAATCTGGTGCAGTAGGAACAATCCAAACAATCAATCTGGATATGTGCATGTACTTCCTTCGGCTGTCCCAAGTTGGCATTATATTGATTGTGAAACTCACTTTATCATTGCCATTACCCACTAGAGAATCATTCTTCCAGTTGCTTAAGTGAGTGCTTTGTTCAACAACCAACCTTGATAGTATATCATCAGAGTTTGCTTCAACGGTACCATCAGATGAGTATGATCCAAGAACACTAGAATCCATGCCAGAAACATACTGCTTTCCATTGAACTTCTTTGCTTTATTTTCTAAAGCTTTGTCTACATCTCTCTTAGACACTTGCCTAGCCAAAACAGACATGTCGTTTTCATTTTTTATTGCTGGTACAAGCTCATTAGAAGAGCTATTTGAATTAAGAAGAGAGTTTACGACGTTAGAAAAGCGAGACATTATTTCTTGATTACTTTGATGATGATAGTCTTGAATTCGTGCACCGATTGCTCT